CGTTGCGCCAGCACCAGCGCCGAGCGAGCGAACCCGTAGTTCCCGGTATAACTATTACCGATGGTCATCGCGTTGTTGTCCGGGGCCGTCACGAGCAGGCCGGGCTTGCCGATCACGATATCGCCAGAGGTCGCCACGAGGCCGGTGTTAACCACATGCTTGTTGGTCGCGTCAGCAGCGAAGGTCACGATGTCGCCCGCCAGGATGCCCGTGGTGTTCACGGTGATCGTGTCGAGGGTCAGCGTGGTCTGGCCGACAGCTTCAGCGCCATTGATCAGCGCGCCGGTTGCCGCGCCTTTCGTGTGCAACGTCAGGCCAGCCGAGTTGCGGATCGCGAAGTTCTGGACCCGGTCGGTGAAGCCCGTGCGCAGCATATCCGCCGAACCCGCCTCGTTCACCTTGAACAGGACGGACTGCTTGCCGCGCAGGTTGGCCATCGCCGCCGAACTCAGGACGATCTGGCGGCCAGCGAGCGGCGCGCCGTTGTCGTCAAGGATCTTGGCGACTTGGGCGAAGTCGGACAGATCACCAGCAGTGCCGAACGGGGCGGTGCCAGCGGTGCCGTAAGCGCGCGATGCGTTCTTGTAGGCAGCGGCGGCAAGGTCGACCTCAATGGCATTGACCAACTTGCGCATCCCATCCGCGAACTGATCGCGCAGAATGTCGTTGATCACGCCGGTCGCGCTGACCGAAAGTTGCTCCTCGCCGGACCAGAGGATCGGCGCGGCCTTGGAACGGTTGATCGTCACATCGACATAGCCGACCGTGGTGCCGCCCGAGTTGGCCGGGTTCTGGCCGGGCGTGATGTCTTCCAGGTCGCCCGCAACGCCGATCGGCGAACGGACGGTCTGGCCAACAGCGGCGCGCGAGGCTTGGGCATCGCGGCGGACTGCGGGGATAAAGCCAACCATTTCACGCGAGACGACGTTCAGCGCCGCGTAAATGGTCGGGATAATCCCGGTGAGAGTGTTCGAGGTTGCCATTTCGGAAGCTCCTGTTCTGGCGTTGTGATTGGGTCGGACTGTCGTCCGCAGGCTTTGGGTCGTCCGACCCGTTCTCCGCCATCATCCGATTAGCGGTTAGTCCGTCAGCGTGTAGCCATCCGCCATCCGTGCGGCTGCTGCCTTGGGGTCGCTGGCGCTCAACTGGTTGAAGGCTTCGCGGGTCATCGTCTTTGCGCCTGCCCCGGTTCCGCCACCACCATTCGCTCCGCCACCGCTTTGCCCACGGCCTTTCAGCACATTATCACGGAAAGGCGACGTTTCGACAAGAGCCTCAAGGGCCTCGTCAAAATCGGCGGGTTCGCCGGGCCGCGCCTTGCTGTAGATTTGGTTGCCGTTGGCGTCCTTCGCCACCAGCTTGCCGCCTTCAATCGTGAAGTGCTTGCCGAAGGTGGCCTCGACCATCGGGCCGGGGACGGCCATCTTTTCCGCGATGAATTTCGACCGGGCAAACGAGCCGCCGATCTTCTCGGAATGCAGCGCGCCTTTCAGGCTGTCGCGCTCCTCGACCACGGGCTTGTATTTCTCCTCGACCGCCGCAATGGCCGCCGCCTTGACCTTCTCGACCTCGCCCGCGTCCACGAGCTTCTTGTCATCAAGGTTCTGGACGGTTTTCAGCGCGGAGATCGCCGCAGCCGGGTCGGTGATGCCTTCGAACCTCTTGAGGGCAGCCTCGGCGGCCTCTTTGGCCTCGCGGTGGCCCTTGGCCTCGCCGTTCAGGCGCGAGATCGTGCTGGCCGCGTGCGGGGCGTCAAACGCCACTTCCTTGCCAGAGTCATCCAGATAGACCGGCTTGTCATCCTGGATTTCCGCGTAGGTTTTCCCTTCAATCGTCACCGTTTTGAGTTTCATCGCTTCGTCTTTCTGCGCATCCGCGCTAAGGGGCATCCGCCCCGGTTCCGCCGGGCGGGGTGTCCGCTCCGGCATTCGGCGGGTCATCCGCCAAATCTCGTTCGTCCTGTTCTTCCATCAGGGTTTCAAGATCCTCGTCGCCATCATAGGCGGGATCCAGAATGCCGCGCCGCTTGGCCTCGTGCAAAGCCGCCTCGCGGCTGATCATCGGCGCGTCCCCGGTGGCCAAAGTGATGACGTGGCCAAAGCTGTCGTCGTCGCCGAGCCCAAGATCAAAGTCCGTGTCAATCATCACGTCGACATCGGTCGGAGCCTTGAGCCACATGCTCGTGATCTGGAACGCCCGCTCAAGTGCGTCCTTGAGGTTGATCGCCCACGCCTGAATTGCCGCGTTGCCCTTCTGGGCCGCAAAGGCGGTGGTAACAACCGTGAGATTGCCCGACTGAGCGGTCAGCGGCTGGCGGCCAAGTTCGCGAAGCTGCGCCACCGTTTCCTTGATGTCCTTGGCCAGGAACTCCATCGACTGAGCGCCCGGTTCAATGAACCCCCACGTCCCTTTCTCGCCGCCATAGAGGACGGTTCGCGGGCCGACAGTGATCTTGGCGGGGGCGCCGGTCTTGTCGACCTGCGGTGCGACTCCGTTTGCCGCGAGCATCGGGAAGGCGGTCAGGTTCTTGACGTTCTTGAGCGCGTTCTCCTGCTGGTACATGTCGATTTGGAGGTCCGCAGCATCGCGCATCGGCGGGTGCATGTTCCACGACATTCCGATGCGCCGCCCAGTGATGAATGGCACCAGAGGGATGATCCCGATGGTCAGGGGTGCCGGGCCTTCGATCAGTTCCCATTCGGCCACGACACCGGCGGTCGACTCCGTGTGTTCCCAGACCTCATAGGTGGCCGGGCCATAGACGCCGGGGGCAATCTGCGGCCGATCAAGAACGCGAACCCGGTTCTTGACCACTTCCTTGAACCCATCGCGGATCGTCACCGGCTCCGAAAGCCTGACGTGCACGAACTCCTCGCGGCCCTGAACCGTAGCGGAATAGGCGGCCAGCACGCTTTGCGCCGGATAGCGCCGCCAGAACGGGCGAACCCCGAGGCGCTTTTCATCGGCAATGGTCGCGTTCGGCGGCACCCCTTGGGTATAGTCGACCATGATCCAGTCGACCGCCTTGGCGATCCCGGCGAAGAACACTTCACCCGCAAAGACGTGCAGGCTGTTGCCGCGCGCGTCGACATCATCGGCAAAGGCTTTGAGATCAGCCGAGACGCCATCCTCGACGTGAACCTCTTTCGAGAACGGGCGCTGGGCCAGGTTCTCCACGATATCCCGGAACACGTTCGTGAACTTGGCCTGTTTGAGGCGGGCCTTGTATTCGTTATCGGCCTCGACTTCGAATTTCGGCAGATACTTTTCCCCGCCCGCCCGCATGGTCGTCACACCGCCAAGGATTGCGTCGATCATTTCCCAATAGGCAGACATCGCGGCGTGATCGGCTGATGGCGTGTCGGGTGTCTGATCCATGTTCTGCCTCTAGCCGTATGTTCCGATGAGCAGCGGGGGCGGCCCTGTTACCGGCCAATAGCACATCACCACAGCATCCGCCAAGTTCGGTGATTTTGTTCCCGACGGCGACTTATCCACCGCGATCTTGAGAGTCCCGGTCGTTTTCTTGCTGGTTGCCTGGCACAATTCCTTGACCAGCTTTTGCAGATTGGGCAAGTCGCTGGGCAAGCTGATCAGTTCGTCCGGGCTGTATTTGATACCCTCGTTCACCGCGCGATAGGTCCGCTCAAACCGGCGGGCCAGTTGCCACCAGCCTTGCGCCTTGAGGTTCAGGTAGAAGTCCTTGTTCAGCGGCGACTCCTTGTCGGTCACGCCATCCTCTCGGACAACCACGCGGGCGTCAGGGTCAAGAACCGCTGCACCTGCGGACCACGGCGAGATTTCGATATTGGCGGGCATTTCCCCGATTTCGGTCAGCCGGTTCGCCTCGGCCTTCACCCCGGCCCCGATCCCCACGCTGTCGTATTGCAGCGAAACCCGCCCGAGGGTTGATAGTGCGCCAAACGCGCGCCGGGCCGTCGCTCCGATATCCCCCTCGCCCCAATCCTCTGCGAATTTCAGGCATGGCCCTTTGCGAACGACCAGCGCGTTCAAGTCGCCGCCCTCGTCGGCCACGTCCAATCCCGCAAAGAGCTTGCCCTCGTCGGTGAAGCCGAGGCGCTTGTCCGCGTCAATGGCCGCCATAACCCATTCGTGCTTTATGATGGTCCCGAACACCGAGGCCGAATAGTTGCGGTCGACCTCTTGGGCAAAGACATGCGACAGGCCCGCGTCCTTACTCAGTCGGCTCCGCTCGTCATACCATTCCTGCGTCTTTTCCGGATGGTCGCGCCAGTCCATGACAAAGACGTTCACCCGCCCCTTCACGATCTCGCCCTGATACTCGATCCCGGACTCCCTGCGGCGGTGAAACACGTTGCCGAGGCCGTTCACCGACGAGATATCAATCGGCACGCGGGTGTTGTCGCCCAAGGCCGCTTCGATCATTTCGGGGTGGTCATAGTGGGCCGACTCGTCCTTGAAATAGAGCAGCGTCCGGCCGCCGCGCCCGATGTCGTCGCCGATCTCGCCGATGATCGAGGCCCCGGTGTCCGGGTTGACGATCTTCATGTAGGTCATGTGCTTGGACGGGTCGAACCACGTCGGCCAGAACATGCGGGGCAGCCCCCGGATGATCATGCGCAGCTTCTCGAAGATAGACGATGGGTCGCCGAGGCGGTCGACCAGTTCCTTCTTGCGGGATCCCCAGCCGATAGCAGCGCCTGGCATGTAGAGCCAGCACCAGACCGTGAAGGCGCATGCCACCCATGTCGCGCCCATATCGCGGGCCTTCTCGATCAGGCCGGGCTGCTGTTCCTGAACAAGCGCGTGAAGGAAGCGGACCAAGTCCTCTTGGCGGGGGAACATGATCAGCGGAATCCGCCGGGGCGTTTCGTCATCAACGATCCGGGGGTCATAGGTATCGCACCAGTGGTTGATGAACTCGACCGGGCGGGTGCGGTAGAACTCCTTGGCCCCGGCCAGCAGGAATTGGCTGCCCTTGAGCTTGAGAACCTGCTGTTGCCGC